ACTGCGAGAAGATAGTGAAGAGGTGGGAAATACTAACTAAACAAAAGGCGGAGGTATGCGTTGGCAAAACTTGATACATAAAAAATGCCCGAATTGTGATGCACAGCTCACAGAGGAAAAGGACAGAGCAGTTATGCTTGAGTGCAAAGAGTGTGGATTTTTAATATCACAGAATAGATTATTAGATATACTAACAGATGAAACGCATATACTAAGAAGATATCTAACACCGCATGAAAAAACAATGATCGAAGAAGCATCAGGACAAGAGATAACAAAAGAAGAGATACCGGAGAACAAATATCTATGGAGTCATGATATAGATTTAGAGCAAGACGCGGTAGTCGAAGCCGCGATTTTTCATTGGAAGAAGACGACAGGAGCAAAGGTAGATAGACATACAATGCTAAAGATTATAGTAATGAAGTATAGTAAAGAGTTAGGAGAATAGAAAAAAGGTAGTATAATAGAAATATGACAGAAACAATAACAAAAACAGATGTAGTATCTGACAAATCTGACAATTTAGTTATTCTTAATGACTTAAAATATAATGTTAAGCAAAAGATAGCTAAGGTAAAGCAATTGAAATACGACATCAAACAAGAGATAGTCAAACCTTTGAAATATGTAATAGCAGATAGAATAGTAAAGAAGATTGATTATGTATTAGCAGACAGATTCCAAGTATCAATTATAATGAGGCGTAGAAAAAGAGAGCAGATGAAAAAGATATTCTTGGATTACTGGGCAAAGAGCATGGGAGTAGTATCAGCGACTTGCGAAAAGGTAGGAATATCGAGAGAAACATTTTATAACTGGATGAAAGAGGATAAAGTATTTGCCAAAAAGATTACTGATTTAACAATGGAAAAGAATACAATAGCCGAAGATTTACTATGGGGAAAGGTAACGATCAAAAAAGATGGTGCATGCATTAGATATTACCTAGATAGAAAACATCCCGGATACAAACCAAAGGTAGTTAATGAAATGGTTGCAGGGGATATTACATTAGAAGATATAATAGATAAAGATGAGGATGAGTTAAATAAAAACAATGACGAGAATAAAGAGGACAAATCAATGGCTGATGGAAAACCTCCTGTCGATAAGAAATAAGAGAGGAGAGATGGTGAAGTTTGTATCAAACACGGCACAGAGGTGGTACTGGAAAAATAGAACACGCCGAAACTTAATACTGAAAGCACGACAAAAAGGACTGAGTAAAGTAATAGATGGAGATCAGCTAATAGATTGCATAAGGAAAAGCACAAACGCTGTTGTTATTAGCCATGAAAAAGAAGCAACAAAGCGTTTATTTGCTTCGGTTAAATATTTCATAGACAATATGAAAGTTAAACCGGCGCTGTCAATCGATTCAAAGACAGAGATAAAGTTCCCAAAGAGAGATTCATATTACTTTATAGGAACAGCAGGACAAAAAGCATTCGGACGAGGAGATACAGTGAGCAGAGCTCATCTATCAGAGGCCGCATTTTATGACGATTTAGAAAAGATACTGGCAGGAATATCTGAAGCCGCAGAGTTCGGACAAATAGATATAGAAACAACACCAAACGGCAGAGAGCAATTCTATGATATGTGGGAAAAAGCTAAGACAGGCAAAAGCCCATACACTGGTATATTTATACCTTGGTTTATAGATAAAGAATACAGCTCGGACTCAATGACAGAAAAAGAGAGGCAAGGATTAAGTGTCGGTGTTCAGGAAATGTTTGCCATACCGGAAAATGAATTTATAGCACAATTAACAATGGAGGAAAAGAAGCTAGCTGAAAGAGTAGCAGATGAATATAAAATAGTAATGACAGCAGGACAATTTAAGTGGAGAAGATATAAGATATGGGATAAAGGAGATTTGTTCTGGCAGGAATACCCGGAGGATGACGTTAGTTGTTTTTTACAAAGTGGACGATCAGTGTTCAAAAGAATAGTAAGAGATGAACGCAAGAGAGTGCCATTGGATGATATGGCCGCATTTGAAAAATGGGGAACACAGGAAGAGCGTGAGGCATTAAGGAAGAGAGTATTATATGCAGGAGTAGATGGAGCAGAGGGAACTATAAATGGTGACGCACACTGTTTCAGCGTGATAGATGTCAGGCCATTGGAAAACAAAGCATATGTGATTTATGAATATACAAGCAATGAACCGATAGATATCTTCTGGACAAAGATAAAAAATGTTATAATGGATAAGGATGGAAATCCGCAATTTAGAATTATGCTTGGAATAGAAAAGAATGGAGTCGGAGTAGCACATACCAGACAGGCGATGGTGCAAAGGATCAGACACAAGGAATGGATAACATCAGGAACGACTAGACCAGTGATGATTACTGAATTAGAAGAGGCATATAGAAAAGAAGAGTTGATCGAAACATACAAAGAAGCAGAAGACGAAGCGCGAAATATGATATATACTAAAAGCAACAGGCCAGAACATCAATCAAACAAGCACGATGATAGAGTGTTTGCAAGAGCCATAGCTTGGCAGATGAGAAAAATGCCTGTGCCAAGAGTGACACGTTTATAAAATAATGCTATAATAAAAATATGGGAATAATCACAAAGATAACAAATGCATTCAAAAAGAAAACAATAGTTCAATACGGAGGATTTGACGTATTAAGTAGACTGACATCTGGTGCATGGAGCAAGACAAAAATGCTAGAGCAATACGAGAAATCGCTCTATGTTTTTGCATGTGTGTATAAAATAGCAGAAAAAGTATCATCGATAGACCTGGACCTTTATCAGATAATGAACTCAAAAGGCGACGTGCGTGAAATACAGAATCACCCGGCGCTTGATTTATTACACAAACCTAATCCTTTTCAAACCAAAAGCGAATTTTTGAAAATAACAATGATCAACAAAAAGCTATGTGGTGACGCTTTCTGGTTTAAGGTTAGAAACGAACGAGGACAAGTGGTTGAGCTATGGAACCTAAGACCAGATTATGTTGAGATAATCAAGGACCCGGAAGATTTTATAAAAGCATATAAGTTTAATAAAACAGATGGCACACAGGAAATATTAGATCCAGATGATGTGGTGCATTTCAAATATCCAACACCATTGAATGATTACTTCGGCACAAGCCCAGTCAAAAGTGCAACAGTTAGAATAGACACAGAAAAGTACGCAGGAGAATATCAACGTGACTTCTTTTTGAACAACGCAAGGCCAGATGGAATCATTAAAGCGAATGCCGGATATAACTTAGACAAACAATCCAAAGACGAAATCAGGGAGGAATTTGAAAAGCGACATAAAGGAGTAGGCAAGAATAGTAAGATAGCCATAGTAGAGGGCGACATTGAGTATCAGCAAGTTAGCATAAGCCAGAGGGAAATGGATTATATAGAATCATTGAAATTTACCAGAGATGACATACTGGTAGCGTTTGGAGTACCAAAAGCGATCGTGGCCATTACAGACGATGTCAATCGAGCCAATGCAGAAACATCGATGTACATATTTTTGAGTGAAGTAGTAAAGCCAGAGATATCAATGCTAACAGAAAAGATAAATGAAGAGTTAATAATACCAGACTTCGGTGATAATTTATTTATTGATTACGAGGATCCAACACCAGAGAATCGTGAACAGACAATCAAAGACTATGAAACAGGAATCACAAACAAATATTTGCTTGTTAATGAAATAAGAGCAAAGGAGAACCTCGAACCAATCGAGGGAGGATGGACTATTTATAGGCCATTCAGTGATGCGCCATCTGGTGGATTAAGTAAAGGAAATCAATCAAAGTTCATTAAAGAATGGGCTGAAAGAAAAAAGCAGGAAAGAGAAGATCATAAACTTAAAGTGTTTAGAGGACATGATTTGTTATTGAAGAAATTCAAACTCAAGGAAGAGCTAGTAAAAGAGCTCAATAAAGCATTCAAAAAAAGAACGACAAGTGAAAAAACAAAAGATATTAAAAAGAATAGCAATGAAGATGTAAAAGAAGTAACACCATTAATCAAAGGAGATATCAGAGAGAAGTATGCAGAACTAACGATCAAGCAAATAGATCATCGTGC